GTAATGGGGCGCAAGCCTTACTCCGCTGATTTCGCCAAGTTCCGCAAGGCCCCATACTTGCATGCGGACCTGTTCGTCAAGCTCCGCAGCCTGAAGCAGGGAAACAGTCGAGTAAGACTGAAATGCGACAGACGCAGAATCTAAAAGATCCCTGCGGCTGCCGCCTACGTTTTCAATCACGACAAACTGTTCCGGGAAATCCGGATATTCTTCCGACGGTACTTCCGGGAGCTCCATCAGTACTGGAACGTCCAGTTTGTCTGAAAGATAATCCAATATTGTTTTTTCAATCATTGTCGAATCGCTTTCTCCAGCGTATTGTGATCCAGGTTATCATTATTCGCTTCTTCAGTTGCTGCCACAACTGACACATTGGCACGATTTCGGCCAATATATATGTCATAGCCATCGCCAGCGCGTTCTGCTACCTGATTCGCATTACTGACAAGCACATCCTGCATTTCTTGGGATTGCATCAGTTCGCGTACGCCGGGCCTGTTCAATACGAATCTAAAATTACTCAATGTGTTCCACCTGAACTTTCTTATTCCAGTCAAGCGGTATCAAGCTGTCTATTCCCTTCGTCGGTTTCCCGATTACATGGAACATTTCGCCTTCGATCTCGACTTTCCTGTCCGTCCATACATTTGTATCATCCTTTGGGATCCCAAGAGTATATGCAAGCCGCTTTCCGGTCAGGCTTAGGACGTCCACGATCTCCTGAGATGTTGGCTCTCCTACGAGCACATTCTTCACTTCAATGGGTTCGTCTTCATATACCGGACGCTTGAATGCATCGGTCCCGACTTTCCGCTTGTCATACAGAATTACTGTTATTCCGTGGAGCTTGCTGTCCATAACTCTATCACCCCGTATTTCTGTCTCTTAAGCCCGAGCCGCTTCAGGTCATTCCGCATGATCGCACCCGCGACGCCTCCGCCAGGTATGGAGTAAGTTCCGCTTACCGAATATCCCAATGCGCTCTGACTGTACTGCGTCAACGGTTCGCCGTCATATGACTGACGCATGGCTCGGACCACTATGTCAACCGTGACAAGCTTCACGACATTCGCATAAGAATCGCTGTTTTCGATCATCTCATCAAGATCTTTTCCAACCTTCTCAGCCTCAAACCGCAGCGCATCCGATACAAGCGGCAGTAACCTTTCGACCCGGACGAGATCATCCGAAGAATATGTCTTTCCGGATAGTGTAATCACATCCTCAAGTGTCGCAAATTCAATCATGTTTATTCCCTCACGTCTCCAGTGGAACCGGCCACTGTACATGCCGTAAAATGTGGCCGCATGCAGCTCTTGTATCCGTAAATATCGGAATGCCGGACGCCTTGCACTTCTCACAAAAATACAGATCCTCGCTCAGCATCCCCCTGTTTTCGTCGTCATAATTAACCCAGTCATACCAGGGATATCGAAGCTTCCTGAAAACGTCAGTTTTGATTAGTGCGCAGCCCATGCCACCACCGTGTATTCGGATCTTCTTTTCTCCATTAGTCTGCAGCCGGGTCATCTCCTCTGCCGTGTATTCGGATTCCAGCGGATAATTGAAGTACAGCTGTCCTTCCTGCGAGAAAAGCCTGCATACAGACACGCGCCCATTATACATATTGTCAGTATTACGATGAGCGTAATAGCCAAGGCATACGTCTTTCGGGTCGTCCAGCATATCCGGCAGGATCTTCTTTGGAAGGACCACATCGTTATCTACCATCAGGACATAATCCGAATTCGTATCAATGGCTTTTTGGGCGATGCGGTTTCGTGCTGTCGCACAGTCATAACCCCGGACAAACTCAAAGGCGACCGCATGGCCGCCCCTGTCCAGATCCCAAATTGACTTATATACGTCCGGATAAATTGTCTCAAATGTCGGCACCGCAATCAGGATCTTCATACACAGCTCCTTATCAATTCAACCACGCGCTCGGTGGCATGGCCGTCGCATGCGCCGCAGGCCCGCTCTTTGCAGATCAGGTCGAGCTCGCGCTGGCCATGTGCGTGTTTCATGTAGTGGACAAGTTCCGTCTCATTGTTTACGTATCTTGACGAATAACCATCCGGATACGGAAAAGACATCCCTCTCCTCTGCACAAAGCCAAACTCCTTTTCAAACAGGATCAGAGGCTTGCCAAGGACATGAGCATCGAACATGATGGAGCTGTAATCAGTAATGACCACGTCGCAGTCGACCAGGTACGGTGCCGAAGGGATGTCAGGTGAAACTTCTATGATGTGGTTATATTGTTTTTTAAGCAGAGGCGGACGTGTCACCATGTGCCGCTTCACAACACACAGTTCGTCGTCGGTCAGCTGGCTGTCGATGAAATCCCAGTCAACATTCTGCAACGGCGGTTCAAACGGCTTTCGAAATGTTGGTACAAACAGATAGGATCTCTTCTTGGAGAGTTCCGTACCGCCGTCACCTTTTTTCTTGCCGAAATATGCATCCATCCGCGGCATGCCCAGCGGGAGTACCTTTGATACCGGTACTCCGTGCTGCTCTGCCTCCAGCTGGACCGTGTCTCTGCTCGTGCTTACTACGTAATCGATAAGAGCGGCCTGCCGTAAATTGTGGTATGGGTTAGGCTGCCGCAGACCGTAAGTTTTTCCCCCGGAAGCTCCATGGGTAAGCATGATCAGCGTCCCCGGTGAATACGGCACAAAGTCGTCCGCCACCATTACAGAGAAATCGTCGGAATATATCCTCGGATTCGGATGCCCCCAGTTTTCCCGGATGAACTCCTTATCACCGACATAGGCATTATAGACCGCTGTTATGTTTTCGCAGCGGCCCAGCGGCCTGCGGCTGGTAAATAGTACCTTTCCCATACCTTATCCTTTCTTCTTACGCGCCGGTTGCGCCGGTTGCGCCAGTAGCTCCGGAAGCACCGCTACGGAGCAGTGCGAATGCGTTCTTATCCAGGATGCCCCAGCCAAGATACAGTTCACAGCGGATGTACACCTGGTTGTGGCCCTGAAGGTCTCCAGCTTCGGTATCATTGTCAGGGCAGCCATACTCAATGACCTTCAGCGGAATCTCCTTTGCGAAGCCCCACTTGAACGCGCCCTCGAAGTCGCCAACGATACCGAGATCAGTGCTGCCTGCGAAGGAGACAGTGGAGCTGACCGCTGCCGGAAGACCGTTGATCACGCCGGGAGCCTTGCCCCAACCCAGTTCAGGGAACATGGGCTGCTTATTCTGGGTGCCAAGAGTCATCTTGGCCAGTTTGGTGCGCAGTGCGGGAGAAAGAGCGATGCCGGTGACATCGTATTCTCTGTCTCCTACAAGGCCGATACCTGCCTCAACGAGTTCATTGGCGTCCTTGCTTCCCTCGTATGCAGCCTGTACATCATAATCGAAGTACTTGCCGGTCAGAAGTGCAGAAACCTGAGCGGTTCTGGGGTTCATGCCGTGAATTGCCATGATGTCAAGAGCCCTTGCAGCCTTCTTCATGAAGCCGTCGTTGAAGCTCGACAGGATCTGGATCCTTTCCTCTTCAGCGGCATACATGAACTCATCAGAAACACGTGCGCCATATTCAATTTTTACAGGATTCATGATCACAGGAGTCACGCCCACGGTTCCGGCAGGCTTCGCGCCGTTTTCAGCGACCAGAGCTGCCTCAGAACCCATCGTGAACACGAACTCTTTCTGTCCGTTGAACGGAATGGGCTCCTGTGCACAGAGCTGCGCCAGGACACTCTTGCCCTTGACGCCGTCGATCAGTTCATTAACGAGAATGGGATCAAAAAATGTAGATTTGCTAAGAGTTGCCATAATGTTTAGTCCTTTCTTTTAGTCCTCCAGATTGGAGAGCATAGCCTTGTAAGCGTTTTCTTTTAGTTGTTTGGTATTCTTCGGGACGGGTTCAGGCCCACCGAGCGGAGCCGTGCGGTGCGTTGCTGCGAAATCCTTCGCAAGTACCTCCGCATCCGCTTTCCATTCGTCCTCGTTTTCACCACGTAATCTGTCTGCGTAATCGATCTTCAGGCCGGCTGCCAGTGCGATCCTCGTTTTAGCCAGGTCGGTCCTGTATTTCGCGCCTGCTGCAATTTCCGTGTCCTTTTCAGCAATCGTCTTCTCAGCCTTTGCCACTGCATCCTGCAGAGCCTTCAGTTCTTTGGCATGGCCATCCGTTAGTTTCTTCAGATCATCCGGAGAGGTCCATCCCTTCATGTCTTCCGGGGAGATCCATCCTTTCAATTCTTCCGGTGACTTCCATCCGTCAAACTTTGCTCGTTCACGTGCCAGACGGTCTTTAAGAGCTGCTTCAAACTGCTCCTGAGTTTCGATAATTTTGAATTCAGACATTATTTTTCCTTTCCCCATTTATCCGGTTGGTATCCGTAGTTTTTTATGCACTAAAAAAGCATCGGAGAACCGATACTTCAGTACGCTACATTTTGTTTTTTCTTTTCTGCCTTAGTTTCGGAACAGATCCAGTATGCAAAAATAATGCTGTCGAGAAGGACAATATCCGCGCCGTCCAGGGTAGACATATATCCAAGCCCTCCACTGCTTCCAATCTTCCTGCGACCGCAGTTACTGATCACCTGAGTGACTGCCGACTGCCGCATGTGTTGCAGGGTCCCCTCTTCCATGCCCATGTCAAATACGGAATTGGCTTTAATGATCTGAGGGACAGTGAGAATCTCCGGCTTTTTCAGCTTCATGTCCTTCATGGCGTCCGCCAGAGCATCGGATCCATTCTTGCCATCCACAACGACCTTACGAACATCAGCCTTGTCAAGGAAGCTCACTATCCATGCCACACCGTTCCTGATCGGCCGGCAGCCAACGACCTCGCAGAAGATCTTATTCTCTGTGGTCCTGACAGCGACCGCCATAGCGACGTTTTTGCCATCGATACCAAACTTGATCCCTACGAAAAGCGGGCCTTTGAACACCGGCTGGGCAATGGGCTCCAGTGCCTCCCATTCATTCCGGCTGATTGCCGATTGCTGGTTGTACTTGATCCACAGCCCGAGTCTCTGAATGTTGAAGTCTATGACATCGTCGCCAATCTCTGAACGGATCTTTCTCTCTGTGAGGATAACTCCGAGCGATGGATTGGTTTCATACCAGAGGCTGACGTCATAAACATCAGACTGTTCAGGAACAGACCACTCAGCCCACCCTGAAGCATAAGAATCGCTATACAGGACCGTCTTCCGGAACTGCGGAAACACTGTGCCAGCGCTGATTGCTGTCGGCGGCGTGCCAAACATGATCGTCTGCGGGTTGGGTGAGTCTGAAACAACATATTTAAGTGCAGTCTCCTGCTCCGGCGTATATTCCTGCGCCTCATCAATAATGAGCGTGTCATATCCTTCGCCGAGCCCACCAGTCGACGTCCTGGTACGGAATTCGATTGCTCCGCCACCAGCTGTATAAAGGTGCTCTTTCCCAAACGCCCTGAATGTTGATTCGATAATGATACCACACTTTGGGCAGAGGCGGCTAAGACGCTCCCAGATAGAATGCGCCGTGCTCGTCCTGTGTGCTGTGTACAGTATGCGCTCACCGTTCTTTAATCCCCAGATGCATCGCGCAAGGGCCATTTCCGACTTGCCATTGCGTCGCGGTACCGAGTACCCGAATTTCTGGTGGATCCATAAGCCGTCGTCGTCCACGGCCATAATGTCATAAGTGAGCGCCACCTGCCATTCGAGCGCGTCCTTTTCAGACTTGTTATACAGTTCGATGGCTTCAGGGCCTCGTGTGTCAGTGTAAGGCAGAACAACGGACACCGTCGGGGATTGTCTCCCGACTTTGTCCATAGATCATTCCTCCTTATATGCAGCGGGATCTTTGTTCCGAGTGCTCATGATTTTCTCCATCAAAAAAGCACCGCCGGAGCGATGCTTAATTATTAACTGTAATAAACACCATCATATAATTCATATAATTCTCTACCGCGCGGCAGAACCTTTTCCTGATCTTCCGAAAGTCCTGACGCAACAATCTCGTCAGAAATACAATCAAGAAGTGTTTCAAGTGGACTCATTTCAAAAGGTTTATCAAAATAGTCTTTTCTGACAATTTTTTCTTCATCCAAAATAATACTGCACTCTCTATCATCAAACTGGATGTGCTCGCCAAGATCTGAAAGATTGACAGTCTTTAATAAACGATATTTTTCTTCTGAAAAAATGAACTTAATCATTATAAATCGCCTCTTAAATTACACTGAATTAAATTACCTGTATCAGGATTAATTGTAACTTCACATATTTTTCCGACTATTTTAATACTTCTTCCACCTTTCGATAATTGTTCCTTTTTTACGATTCCGTTATTAAGTGTGTCTTTAATATCGTCTATGTCTACCCCTGAACGAGCATTAGATCTATATCCCTGGGGATTGGTTCCTGTAATTTTGTACACTCCAGACTTTGTTTTAGAAGGATTTAATGATGTACCAATTACCCTTGTTAAAAAATGCTCACTCTGACTCTTTATAACAATACCAAATGGAGTTTCCTGACCTATAATTTCTGTTTCAATCCTTGAATATAATTTCAAATAATTATCAAAACCACTAAGTGGTGATATCCATCCATCTGTAACATCCCGGATGTATATTTCTCTCAGTTCTCCAATTGATTTTGGTCCAGGAGGGCTATTATACATAGCCTCAAGAGAAGCGTCAATACCAAATTTAGATCTTCTTTTAATGAGTTCAGCATCTGTATTATCACGAGGTTTAATATGGCGTGACATACTTTTCTTTACAGATGTTTCTATTTCACATTCACATCCCGGATGTCTTTGAAACACTCCATGTTGAACAGCTTCTCTATAATTCCACTCACCTTCTCTGGACTTACAAAACTCGCAGTCGTCTTTTCCGCCATGAAGGCCAACATCGTCATAAGTCCTGATCACACGTGTCTCAAGGCCTGCACCAGCTGCATCGGATAATCCCTTTTTATCAGCATCATCTACCGACTTTCGGGAGTTTGTATCCATCATTCTTTTACAAAGATCATCCAAAGAAGCCATCTTCAAAACTCCTGCGGGAGATCTCTTCAACCAGCTCGTCCTCCCGTTTCATGTTGTAATCAGGCGGACTGGCTTTAAGTCCTACTCCAGCCTGTTGATATTTTGCATTCTGAAGAAGGACGGCCATCTCCGTCACAAATTTATGATTCTGCTTCATAATCGGCGCAATAATTCTACGGACATCAGCTTCCAGAACCTGTCCGTTTGGATACTCTTCGCGCAGCGCATCAGCCATACACTTACCAGCAATTATTCCGGCAAGAGAGGCGAGCCTGCTTAAATCTTTGTGAGTAGCAGTACCCACCTCCAGTTTTTTCTTTATGCTTTGAATTGCGCTGTCTACACGAACAGCTTCTCTGTATTCCATATCAGATCCCTGTCAGCTCGCTGAGCTTGTCCTCTGTAAAGTAATCTGGGAAAGATGTTTGAATCTTCTGTACGGCGTCGCCGATCCCGCCAAGCGCAGAAGCGTCTGCCTCGAAAATCGGAGCCCACAAGAGCGTCGTGCTGCTTACCTGGCGGCGAAGGTACGGATACTGATCTCTGACGCATGCAGCCAGGTATCCGGCATTGAGCAGCCCTACTCCGAACATCTTCTGTGCTTTCCTTGCCATCAGCCGGAGATTTTCATGTGATGCCCTGATTGCTTCCGAACTGGAAGGGTTCTGGGAAGGAAATCCCAGATCGTCCAGTGTCAGTCCTGACTCTCCTGCGAACAGCCCGGCAAACATGCGAAGCTGCTCCGTATGCGGTGTCTGCGCAGCTGCCTGGAACTGTCCGGCAGTAGGTCTGTCACCATCTTCATCTTTAGAAATCTGCAGCAGACTGGACATCGTGGCATTCCACTTGTCCATGGGTTCTGCATCTTCACTCATACCGAGCAGATATTTCTGCGGAAAGCTGTAGAACTCTGCTGCAATTTCAGACCTCTTGACCGTACGCATGGCACCATCCACGATAGACATGCAGGCGCGGGTAATCCGACTGTGTCCGAATGGCCTGACCGCATCAGGCTTGTAGATAATCGGCACCAACAGCGGATACGGTGCGTCGTTCATGACAACATACGGCTGCTTTCCTGCTTCGTAAATATGCGTCTCTCCAGGAATAAGATATGCCTCTATGATAGGGTTGTCCTTATTGTCGAACTCGAGTACTGCATATCCTTCTTTGAGCATATTGGTGATAGGATCGATAATACCGGTCGCATGTCCTCCGTCGATCACTCGCATCTGGGGAAAGCCTGTCTCGTCTGCGGCAATATAGATAAAATCGCATGATGTAATCAGCGCTCCGAGAATAGAAGAATCTATCAGGATGTCCTGATTGTTTGCAGCAAACAGACCATTCATGTCAAACACGTCGTTTTCAAATTTCCGGAACGACAATCTGTCCGCCAGGCAGTCAACACTTTTCCCACACCACCCGAGAACACTCATGAAGTTGCGCAGATCCGGAGGCGTACTGATCCCGAAATCTTTGGCCAGATGCTTCATTTCGTAATATTTATACCTTCTGCGCACCCTGGATCTTTTCTGTGCTAGGCGCGTTCTTAAATAGTTGATGCCTTTGTAGTCATCCATTGTTAGTTACTCCATTGATAAAGATTTTGAGTACCGTGTGTTTTTTTGTGCA